ATGTTTGATTTCCCTGGGTGACCCATCGATATCTAACGGCAAGTGGATCATCTTTGTCAAAGCCCTCTTCTCTTTCAATTTCATTAACAGAAATTGGGAAAACATTAATGACACCATGGTCAGGTGAAACATCATTAAACAAGAAGAAATCACCATACTTACACATGTTTCGAACCCAAGACGTCATGTTAAAATTAACGTTTAGAGTATCAAAGAAGAGTTCATTTAGAAGCCTCTGGATCTGTGCATTTTCAGAGTAAATATGTAGAATATTACCTTTCTCGTCAGGCGATACAGTCTCTTCTGAGTAGATATCAAGTGCACTGGCTATCTCAGGTGTGTTATGCGAAATGACTGTGTCAGTTGCAAAATTCTTATATCCATCAACCGTAAGATCAAACAAAGGAATTATTCCATGATATTCAATTGAAGATACTTTGAGGTTGTTGTATGTCTCGTTAAACTCAGTATAATTCTTGTATCCTCTATCTCTTAATCTTTTATCGATAACAGTCGTAGTAACGTCTAGCGCCCTTGCAAGATTCTTTTTCTTCATTCCTTTGGAAAATTTTTCACAAATCTTATCAAAAGTCACAGACTTGATATAGCGAGGATTTAGCTCACCTGTATTGACCCAGCCGGCATTTTGCCAGTCAGGATTATAGGCACTGGCAAAAGTTTCAAAATTATCGTAACCATGACGACGCAAGCGCCTCTTGATAACATTTGGATCAGTGTCAAATGCATCGCAAAGTCGATAAAGATTAAACCCGACTGATTCACAAGTCTCAAGAATCCTGCCAAATGTGATATCTTTACGTTCTGCTGGATTGTTCTCTGTCATAAACTTAGAATGCTTTAATTTAAATTCTTCAATCCAAGAAGCATTCTCATCTGACCATTTCTTTCCATTGATAATTTCTGTATGCAATCGCTTATGATCTGCATCTAGCATAATCTGTAGATTCTCAATCCTATTATCATGCTTGGTGAAATTTAAATGATGGACAACTTCATTGTCATCAAGCTGTGAACCCTTGATCATCTCTGCAAGAAGACGATGTTCAGTTGTCCAGCCATTCATTTTTGATCTACGATCCATTGTGTAGATCCAGCGATATCCCTTGCCTTCTTCTTTACAGCCGTTGAAAAGATCACGTCGATAGAAAGGCATCATTGCGTCGTCAGGTTTAAGATCTTCAATCTTGCAAAAAGTACCGTCTCGCTTCATCAGACGATGATTTGGAGTACCTATAATCTTTTGACCATTATCAAAAGTAACTGTGTAGGCATGATCGACTCGCGTCTGTCGAGCTTGCTTCCCAATTGCAGGAACAATTCGACTCTCATTATGATCGTATGAATAGACAACAAAAGTATGATCTGTGTCTTTCTCGCAATCTTTTGCAAGCTCACCGATTGTCTTGTAGCCACCAGGCACAGCAATCAATGTGTCTTCATGTAAGCAATATTCCATTTCTTGGAAATCGGAATAACGCGCCATTCTATCATATGCGCCATATGCACTCATTGCAGTGCTATAGACGTTGCTTTGTGTCTTTCGGAATAGCTCGTATGCAGAAGTGCTTACATCGCTTGGTTTGTATTCTCTAACTCTTCTTTTAACGACCGGACCGCTTCTGAAGAGGGTTGTAAGTCGACCGAAGATGTTTTCATTTTTTGCCATTTTTATCCTCTATAGATCCATGCAAACTCAGGCGGAATCATTCCCGACTGTGTTTTTCGACCGCCGTTCATAAGATCGATTCTCATCTGGCTTCGCCGCATGTTTTCGTTATTTATAATACTACTCGATGCGCCGTTAAAGTGATTAATATTTACTGCCATTCCTGCAAGCATTGCACGATTAATCGCCCCTGAATCTCTGGATCTCTCAGAATTAGAATCATAAAGCCAGGCACCTATAGCAAGTGACATAACAAGATCATCATTTTCGCCTTTCATTGCAGAAACTTTATTGTCTTGCCAGACAAACGTCTTCAATTCATCATAGAATCTTGAAGAGTAGGTAATAAGTGCTTTGTTTCTAATGAGTTCTTCAAGTTTTGTTAGGATTAGTCCTCTAGTTTTTCCACTAGTATTAAATCCTGCTGCATCTGTATTTCCTGCTGGAATATAGTCACCAATATAGAGTGCATTACTTTTCTGGTAGAACATTTTTGGGTAATTAAGGTCTCTTAGCCTGATTATTGTTGCATAGCCGTAGGTGTTATTTTCAGGGCATAGCAAGGCTTTATTGTACATTAATCCGAATTCATTTAATAAATCACCAAATCTGTCTGGTGCTATCTTTCCTCTATATTCTGCAACTACATCTCCGACATTGATGTCTATTATGTGAAATGTAGAATAATCTTTTCCATCTCCTCGAGCAACATCTCCAGAAATTAAGTACTTTCCTTCTGTTTCAGGATATCGCCAGATCCAAACATTTCTATCAAAGCCTTTTCTTTCGACAGGGTTTTTAATGTTAGAATAGACCCATTTGATTTCTTCGTCTCCGAGAAAAGTTTCACCAGATGCAGCAAAGTCGCATAAAAGTTCTTGTGCAATCTGTCGAGGAGACATGTTTCTAGTCTCTTTATCAAACCAAGCTTGATCTCTTTCTGGATGAACATCCCAGTTAAGCTTGATTGGTTTGAATTCATTTTGTCCTGATTCTGCATCTTTGTAAATTTTATAGTACTGTCCACCTACTCCATTCGGTGTTGAAAGCACTATTGCGCGACCGCCAGTTGACAAAGTAGGATACAGGCCTGTCCACAATTCATCAAAATTCTTAACAAATGCAGCTTCGTCTACAATTAGAAGTGAAAGTGCTTCAGATCGGCCAGCATCATCAGAAGTTGGTATTGCTTTAATAGAAGAACCATGACTAAACTCAATAAGCTGCTTATTATCTGCTGTTATTGATGGCAATACAAGCCAAGGCGGCAAATTTCTAAGGATTATTTTTGTTTTTTTGATAAAATTCTGTGCAACCTGTAGCTTTGTTGCAATAATCAGAATATTTTTATCTTTTTGAAAAAGAGCAAGCCAGACTGCATATGCTGCAACAAGAGTAGACAAACCAAGCTGTCTGCTCTTGACAACAACAGTAAATCTATTGCCTATAAAGTCTTTTACACATTCATCTTGAAACTTGTAAGTCTTGAATGAAAGCAAACCACGTGTAGGATGCTGAATCTTGACGTACATGTTAAAGAAATAAGTAGGATCTTTTCCGCACTTTATTATTTCTTGAACTTGTTTATTTTTTTGAAGTGTTATAACAGCCAATTATGCACCAATTTTATATGATGATTTTCTCCGATAATAAGCTGTGCGCTTTGGATTATGTGGAGACATTGAAATAATTTCAACTGAATCTTCAGAGATCATTTCATCAAGCTTAAGATCTCTTCCAGCAGCTGCTTTAAACGCCTTCTTAACTTCATCAACTCTTGCTTTTATTCTAACAATTGATTCACGAGATTGCTCTTTAAGCTGTTCTCTAGGATCAGGTCCCATTACTATGTTTGCAATAGTTACAAATGAAAACGTGAGTATATCTCCTTGCAATGTAGACTTAATTGAGTGTGTAGGAGAAATCACAGTTGAGCTTGCGCCGTATGTGTCATTGAGAATTTGTCCAAGTGCATTGACTTCTTGCATATTAAGCATTATGACCCCTATATTGCCGAATTAGGCACATTCTTTTATTAATATAAGTATCTATCTGCTCTTGTGAAGGTCTCCATCCATTTTTCCAATCTTCTTGTCGCGCTTCAACAAGCGACGTAGCACATTCCTGGCACATTTCAAATTTTTCAAAATATGACCAGTCCCTGCTAAGATCATGAGGAAATTCACATATATTACAAAAAAACGGCATACTAGTCACATGTGACTTTTGCGAATCCATCTTCCCATCCAATATCAATTACATTATCCACGATATCCTTGATTGTATCAACATGAGAGATAACAAGAATATTCTTAAAATAGCTTTTTAGATTTGTCAACAGTCTTGCACATGCTTCAAGGTTGTTATCATCAAGCGTACCAAATCCTTCATCAATAATAAGCATGCTTGACTTAGGCAAAGATGAAATATTAGTAAGTGCAACTCTAATCGCTATGGATGAAATCATCTTTTCCATTCCAGATCCGAGCTCGATTAATCTGCGATTATCTCCGTAATTTAAGTATATTTCAACTGCATTTGTATCATTGCATTCAATTTCAACTGTAAATCCTGAAATTCCATCAAGGATCTCTGCTATTTCTGCATTGATTTTTGGCAGTGCAAAAGAAATAACATCTTGTGATACTCCGTTCTTGGAGAACGCAGCCTCAAGTGTTTCAAGGCTTCTTAGCATGTCTTGTGAAGACATTATTTCTTCAATTTGCCCATTCAGCTGTC